AATGGTTTCTTGGGTTAACGGTAAATTAGTTACAGCAAGAAACAAAGGACAACTTAAAAACTTTGGAGCAACTGCAATGGATGTAGCTGGTGTTGCTTCTAAATTTGCAGGTAGAGGTGATATTAGAGATGCTTTTGTTTTCGCTATGAAAGATTTAGGAAAGTCTATAGGTAAATTATCTGATTCACAAAAAGAAAAAATATTTAGTAATGGAAAACGTTGGATGAACTTAGAAGTTATGTATCCACGTTCTGTTAATGTAGTTGATTATGACAAAGCACAGATTGTATTTCACGGTACATTAGAATATGATGAAAGTGCTAAAGCAATAGGTCAACCTAAAGACTCAGCTCGTATGTTAGCTGGTATGATTAAACAAGTTAATCAAAATGTACAAAAACATTACACAATTGGTAAACCTCAATTTCTAACAGTATCTAAAGTACAAGATTTTGGAAAAAAGAAAAAAACATATTTAAATAGATTAAATAAATTACAGAAAGAATATGCATTAAACGATAGTGATACGTTATCTAAATATCATCAATCATTTTGGGAAGAGTTTATTTTTAATGCATCTAAACAGTATAATTATAAGATACCAAATAAAGTTTTAGTTGACTTAACTAAGAGATGGGCGTTCTTTGATAAATCATATAAGATACCAACGATTAAAAAAAGTATAGATAATAAAAAGTTTCTTGATTGGGTATTATCATTTGATAAGAATAACCATTCAAGATGGGTAAAACAAAATATGAAACCAGTTGAAGTATTATTCTTTGATGTTGGTGCTGAAATATTAAAAAACATTAGTGGTTACTTAGCTGCATCACCTGATAAGGCTGTACAGAAAATAAGAAAAGATGTAATTGCGGCAATCAAAACAGTTAAGAGTGGTGGAGATATAAAAAAAATACAAACATTAAAGTTGCAATTAGATAAATTAGAAAAAATTGGTGGATTATCATCAATAGTTCCATTAGAAGGAATTGTATTTAAATACAAAGGTAAAACATATAAGTTTACTGGTGCTTTTGCTCCAGTAAATCAAATTTTAGGGTTATTAAATTTTTAGGAGTAATTGTGGCAGTAAGTAAAGAAAATGTAAAACAAAACAAAGCGATGCAATCAATTTTAAGGGGGGAATCACCAGAAAAACAAATACAAGTAGGATATACTGGTAAAACAACAAAAAAAGGTGATCAAATAGCTAGATTAACTGATATTATGAAAGAAGCTAGAATGCCTTGGTTTTGTCCATCTTGTAAAGTAGTGATGAAAAAAAGATTAGATGATAAAACTTGGGCTATATATAATCATTGTTTTGAATGTCAATTAAAATTTGAAAATAGATTAAGAATTAAAGGTGAGTTTGATGAGTGGAAAAATAATAAAGTAAAAGAAAACAAATTATCTTGGATAAAAGACCAAAAACAAAAATTAGTAGAATTTGCAAATCAAAAAACACCAGAATATCTTTTACAAAACAGACCTGATGGTTATTCGGTAGATAAAGAAAAATGGTCTTTGGATGGTGACGAATTAAAAGAAAAAGCAAAAGAAGCTTTAGAATATCTAAATAAATTAGAAGAATCTTTAAGTTGATATATTTATTTAATGGTAAGAGACAACAAAATATATATAATTTCTGGTAGAAATATAAAAAAAATTATTTCTTTATTAAATGAACTACGTAATATAGCAGTTGAATATTCGCTTTTAAAAGATGAAGATTCTACAGAGATTGAAGAAATGTATGAAGATTTAATATCAAATATTCTTAAATCTGATACGTTTGAAGATTTAAAATTTGAAGATTTAATAGGTGAATACACCTTTGATAAAATGTTAAAAAATGTTGGATTAACAACAAACAGGAGAAAATAGATGGCAACTATACAAGCTGGTTCTGTAGGCAGAACCGATATATCTAGTCATACTGGTTCTTTAGACCGTAGAGACAATGCTCAATTTAAAAGTGTTGTTACCGTTAGTGGAAGTGATCACATTGCATCGAATTATTATGCTACTGGTTCACAAGCTGGCTCTAAAGGATTTATAGTAGAAGTGGCTGGAAATACAGTAATAACACCAATTAGAGGTGGATCTATTACTGCAGGAGATATCACTGCAAAAGAACTTTACCCAATTGGAGTTCAGAGAGTTAGTGGGAGTGGAAGAATAGCAGTAATATATTAGTATGGAACGTAATACACAGGGACAACTTAAAGACGTAATTAAACAAGAGTATGTAAAGTGTGCTGCTGACCCAGTATACTTTTTAAAAAAATATTGTTTGATACAACATCCGATAAGGGGAAAAATACCATTTCACCTTTATCCGTTTCAAGAAAAAACGGTTGAGGATTTTGTACAGAGTAGATTTAATATTATCTTAAAAGCTCGTCAATTAGGTATATCTACATTAACTGCTGGATATTCTTTATGGATGATGACATTTCATCAAGATAAAAATATTTTAGTAATTGCTACTAAACAAGAAGTAGCAAAAAACTTGGTAACAAAGGTTCGTGTAATGCACGCTAATCTACCAAGTTGGTTAAAACAAAAATGTGTTGAGGATAATAAATTAAGTTTGAGATACAAAAATGGTTCTCAAATAAAAGCAGTTGCTAGTGGAGAAGAAGCTGGTCGTTCTGAGGCATTATCATTATTAATACTTGATGAAGCCGCATTTATTGAAAAGATTGATGGTATATGGGCGGCAGCGTCACAGACACTATCAACTGGTGGACAATGTATTGCACTTTCCACACCAAATGGTGTTGGAAATTGGTTTCATAGAACTTGGATGGATGCAGAAGACCATTTGAATGATTTTAATTTTATTAAACTTCATTGGACTGTACATCCTGATAGGGAACAAGAGTGGAGAAATGACCAAGATGGGTTATTAGGGCCATCGTTAGCGGCTCAAGAGTGTGATTGTGACTTTATTACTTCTGGTCAATCGGTAGTTGATGGTGTAATTTTAGAAGAGTATAGAAATACACAAGTTAAAGAACCAATGGAAAAACGTGGTATTGATTCTAATATTTGGATATGGGAGCCACCAAATTATACAAAAGATTATATAGTGTGTGCTGACGTTAGTAGAGGAGATGCTACAGACTATTCTGCTTTTCACGTGTTAGATGTAGAAAGTTTAGAACAAGTAGCTGAATATAAAGGTAGGATGTCTACAAGAGATTACGGTAATCTTTTAGTTAATATATCTACTGAATATAATAATGCATTACTTGTTGTTGAGAATAACAACATTGGTTGGGCATCAATACAACAAATAATTGATAGAGACTATGATAACTTATTTTATATGAGTAAAGATTTACAAGTAGTAGATACACAAAAACATATTAATAATAAAATTAATAGAACTGAAAAACAACTCATACCCGGATTTACTATAACTTCTAAGACAAGACCTTTAATTGTGTCTAAATTAGAAGAATTTTTTAGAGAAAAAGCAGTAATAGTTCATTCGCAAAGATTAATTGATGAGTTGTTTGTATTTATATATAACGGTAGTAGGGCAGAAGCGATGAGTGGATACAATGATGACTTAGTAATGTCTTACGCTATGGGATTATGGATACGAGAAACAGCTCTTAGATTGAGAGCTGAAGGAATATCATTACAGAAAAAAGCAATGAATAGTATAACATCAAATCAAGGTGTTTATACATCAAAAAATAACCAAAATGATTCTTGGACTATGGAAGTAAACAAAAAACAAGAAGATTTAACTTGGTTAATTAAGTGAGGTAAAAAATGGCTGATAAAAGTCTATTTGGTAGATTACAAAGATTATTTTCTACTAACGTAATAGTAAGAAATGTAGGTGGTAAACGATTAAAAGTTTCCGATACAAGTCGTACACAATCAATATCAAAAAATAATTTAGTTGATAGGTATCAAAAAATATTTACAGGTGCAGGATTGAGTGGGTACTCAGATTCACTATTAACAAAATCGTTAAGATTAAATCTTTTTAAAGATTATGAAGCAATGGATAGTGATGCTATACTTTCTTCAGCACTTGATATATATTCAGATGAGTCTACTATGAAATCAGAATATGGTGAAGTATTAGAAATTAAATCTGATAACGAACAGATAAAACAAATACTACATAATTTATTTTATGATATATTAAATATTGAATTTAATTTATGGCCTTGGATTCGTAATATGTGTAAGTATGGTGACTTCTTTTTAAAATTAGAAATTAATGAAAAATACGGTGTTACTAATGTAGTACCAATGTCTGTTTATGACGTTTCAAGAGTAGAAGGATTAGACCCTGAAAACCCAGAGTATGTAAAATTTTTAATTGAATCAACTACATCTGAACATAGATATAAATCAGAACGTTCAGCAACAAGAGAAGAATTAGAAAACTATGAAGTAGCTCACTTCAGATTACTTTCTGATTCTAATTATCTTCCTTATGGTAAATCACAAATTGAAGGTGCTCGTAAGATTTATAAACAATTAACTCTTATGGAAGACGCTATGTTAATACATCGTATTATGAGAGCTCCTGAAAAAAGAGTATTTAAATTAGATATTGGTAATATTCCACCATCTGAAGTTGACAACTATATGCAACAAGTTATTAACAAAATGAAAAAAGCACCAGTTGTTGATGAGACTACAGGTGATTATAACTTAAAATATAATATGCAAAACATAACTGAAGATTTTTTCTTACCAGTTAGAGGTGGTGATAGTGGAACAAGTATTGAGTCAATGCCTGGTTTAACATATGAAGCTACAGAAGATATTGAATACTTAAAAAATAAATTATTATCTGCTCTAAGAATACCTAAAGCTTTCTTGGGATTTGAAGACCAAATTGGTTCAAAGGCAACATTAGCAGCAGAAGATGTGAGATTTGCAAGAACCATTGAAAGAATTCAACGAATCGTTGTTAGTGAATTAACAAAGATTGCAATAGTTCACCTATATTCACAAGGATATACAGACGCAGATTTAGTTGATTTTGAATTGGGTTTAACTAACCCATCTACAATCTATGAACAAGAAAAGATTGAGTTGTGGAATAATAAAACAAGTTTAGCTAAAGAAATGATATCAGACGGATTGGTTTCTTCAGAGTGGATTTATAAAAATATATTTAAATTTACAGAAGATGAGATTAAACACGAAGATGAACAAATTGTATTTGACTATAAAAACAAATTCAGACGTTCTCAGATAGAAAATGAAGGTACTGACCCAGCTAAAACTGGAGAAGCTCAAGGAACACCATCAGATATGGCCGCTGGTAGAACAGGTCACGAATTAGATGATAAAGGTGGAGCTCCAGAAGGTGGATTTGAAGGTGCAGGTCGTCCTAAAGAAGCAAATAAATATGGAAAAGATAGTGGTGTAAGAGGTAGAGACCCTCTTGGAGCTCACGATAAGAAAAAAGGTGGAAGTGGTGCCCCTAAATATGGTAAGGCATTAGCTCTATCACACTACGATAAATTGAAAAAATCAATGAAATTTGGTAAAACTGATATAAAAATTATATCAGAAGCATCTGAACTTGAAGAAGAGTACCACAACGAGGTAACTTCTTTAACTAAAGATACATCAAATGACTAATTATTGTTTAACTTTATATTTATTTATGAGTAAATATAATTAAATATTGGAGTATTTTGTAATGGCTCGAAAATTAAAGCATTCTAAGATAAAGAATACGAGTATTCTTTTTGAATTACTAACAAGACAGATAACGGCAGATGTATTAGCGGGAAAAAGTACAAAATCAGTTAAAATTGTAAAAAAATATTTTAACGAAGATACAGAATTGGGTAAAGAACTCCAATTGTATCGCCTACTATCAGAAAAACACTATGAATCTGAGAGTAGAGCTAATGATTTAATAAATATCGTCTTAAAATCAAGGCATAAGTTGAGTAATTCAAAGTTACGTAACGAAAAATATAATTTAATTAAAGAAATAAAAGAAAATTATAACTCTGAAGACTTTTTCAATGGTCGTATTTCAAATTTTAAACTCTTAGCTTCTATTTACAACACATTTCAATCAGAAACCATAGATGAAACGTTTAATCCAGAACAAACTGTAAACGCTAAGTTTACTGTATTAGAACACATTACAAGTAAAAAGATTAGTAATAAAGAAGTCAAGGCACACGTTTTAAAGGAATATAATAAATCAGATAAAGATTTAAGATTGCTTGCGTATCAAATACTTGTTGATAAGTTTAATACAAAGTATAAGACATTAAATGAATCACAGAAAAACTTACTTAAACATTATATTAATAACGTAAGTAATACAAATTCTTTACGAGAGTTTGTTGCTACTGAATCATCTAAGATTAAAAAAGAATTAAAAAAACACTTACCAAAAGTTAATGATACCATTACTAAAATAAAATTAACAGAAGCTGTTAATCAAATGGATAATATGACAAAGGGTAAGATAGTTAACGAAAAACAAGTTCTAACACTAATGAGATATTATGAATTAGTTAAGGAGATAAAAAATGTCCACACCTCTTAAAAAATTAGAAGCTTTAGTAAGAGAGTTAATTAAAAAAGAAATAGAAGAAGCATCTGTAACTGGTAATCTTGACGGTGGTGCAGGCCCTCCAAAAACACCGTATGCATTTAAGAAAAAGAAAAAAGATGACGATGATGATTCTGTAACTGAAGCAAAATTTCATGTAAAAACTGAGATGGGTAGTGTTATAGTTGATGCTGGTTCTAAGGGTGAAGCTATAATGAAAGTAGCTAAAGCACTTAAAGGTGGTCGTAAGGGAATCGTAAGTGTAAACAGAGTCGGTGCTTCTAAAGCAAAACAAGTTGATAAGAAACTTGAAAATGTAAATGAAG